CGGAAAGTGAGGGAGAGATATACAAGAGCTTCATGCAGAAGTGGGCGCAACACCGCCAGATGGTAGCCAAAATGACCGATATAGTTCGTGAGAACGGTTTGTTCGGTTTACAGGCAGAGGAAAAGATGATGCGCTGGATGTTCGCCAGTCGGGAAGAGAAGTCCGGCAAACTGTGGAAAGCTATCAATAATGACAATGTACTTGAATGTCAGAAGATGGAAGATAATTCGGTAGACCTGATTGTAACCAGTATCCCGTTCTCCAACCACTACGAATATACGCCTACCTATAATGATTTCGGGCATAATGAAAACAACGGCAAGTTCTTTGAGCAGATGGACTATCTCACCCCGGAGCTTATGCGTATTTTAAAGCCCGGCCGGTTGGCCTGCATCCATGTAAAGGACCGTGTACTGTTCGGCAACGCTACGGGTGACGGTATGCCCACCATCGACCCGTTCAGCGAAATGACAGTGTTCCATTATCTGAATCACGGATTCCGCTACATGGGGCGTATTACAGTGGATACGGATGTAGTAAGGGAGAACAACCAGACTTATCGGCTTGGATATACAGAGATGTGCAAGGACGGTTCAAAGATGGGTATCGGTTGCCCGGAATATGTTCTTCTCTTCCGAAAGTTGCCTTCTGATACCTCACGAGCCTATGCTGATTTGCCGGTGACAAAGAATAAGAGTGAATACTCGCTTGCCCGTTGGCAGATAGATGCCCATGCAAGTTGGAAATCTTCTGGTAACTCTCTATTGAGCTATGAGGACATGAAAGGAGCCGGAATAGATAAGATACGCCATCTGTTCAGGAACTACGAACGTGAACATATATATAACTACGAGGAACATGTATCATTCGCTGAAGAATTGGAAATATACGGAAAGCTGCCTAAAACATTTATGGCCGTTGACCCTGTAAGCAAGAAAGATTGGATATGGGATGATGTCACCCGTATGCGCACGCTCAATACCAAGCAGTCACAGAAGAAACGGCAGAACCACATCTGCCCTTTACAGCTCGATATCGTTGAAAGACTGATTGAACGGTATTCAAACAAGGGTGAGTTGGTGTTTGACCCCTTCGGAGGTATCGGCACAGTACCTTATTGTGCCATCAGACTGAAACGTAAGGGATTATCTACTGAACTAAATTATGACTATTGGAAAGACAGTCTTTCATATCTGTATGAGGCGGAGATGGAAGTTAGCGCACCCACATTGTTTGATTTGATGGACAGTGCCGTATGAACATCTATCATACAGAACCCAGATTCGACTGCGAGAAATTCGCTCCATGCGGGCGCATCTCCCTGCACAAATGCCGGAAATACAAAGGCAGACTGGATGAATGCAGGGGATGTACGCTTGTACACCGTAAAGCCAAGACGGTTGCCGGTACGGAAGCCGGAAGAAAGGTTTGTCCGCATTGCGGACGTTCCCTTCCGCTCCACCGGTTCTATAACAGGACTGTCAGATATGGGGATAAGGAATACCAATGTCTCACCTCCTGGTACAAGATGTGTATGAGTGAAGTCGCAGCGGAAAGAAATCGTAATAATTAATTTAAAAATCCAATGAAAAACGTAACGAAAATAGCCAAGAAGTCAGCCGGACTTAGCCAAAAATGTTCGATTTGTCCACTTATGCGAAGATGTACTTTAGAAATCCATAGAGCTTGTTTTGACAGCTTTGTGGAGGGATTCAAGAAAGGAGCCAAAGCAGCAGAAAAAGAAATAAACAAGAAATTCAAAACGGAACAAAATGAAAGCAATAACTATAAAAAAGCCGTGGGCGAGCTTAATATCAAGTGAGAGGATATTAAAAGTTAATTCTATCAAAATTAGTGTTTACCCTTTGATTTTTTTAATAGCAGAAAAACTTTATTGAGTTTCTGTAAATTAAAATCGTATATTTGCAGTGAATACACAATTCGAATGTAGAATTTAAGTGATATCATAACCTTAATAAAAAAGTGATGAAAGTATTTACTGTACAAACCTTGGAAAGTTTTATGTCTTTACAATATGGCCTCCCTGAAATGGATTTTTTCAGAGGCCAATCTTCTTCTGAATATAAATTGATACCTTCAATAGGTCGGAGGTTCAAGGAAGGACAGGAGGACGTGTTGAAGCAATATGAGAAGGAGGTATTTGAAGATTTTAAAAGAAAATATTCAATGTTTACGGATGCACGCCCTAAAAATGATAAGGAATTCCTATTTCTAGCACAACACTATGGACTTCCAACGAGACTTCTTGATTGGACTTATAATCCTTTAATTGCATTATATTTTGCATGTTGCTCTAATTTTGATAAAGATGGAATTGTTTATCAAAGTTATCAATTCTCAAGAAAGGTTTTTAATGAAGATAAAGATGACATATTTTCATTTCCTGCAATAACGTTATTAGTTCCTAATATGACAGATGTTAGGTATAAAAATCAGAATGGCATATTTGTACTTTATCCAGAACCTTGGAAGGAAAAATTCGAATTCATCTATGCAAAATATATAATCCCTGTACAATATAAACAAAACATATTGAGTAAACTTGAAAAAATAGGAATCACAAGATCATTTATAATGCCTTCTTTGGATAGTTTGTGTAAGGATATTGTCGATATTCATGATTTAAGGTATCCATACGCAATAAAATAAGACTAGGTATATTCAATATGCAATCAAGATTAAGAGTTCTTCAAGTCTTAAAATTATTCTTATATCGTTTGTTAGATAGAGACATCGATTATAACTAACCTACATAAAATTTCTACTGACGATCCTTGTCTGTGCTTTGTGAATACCCGGAAACTGCTTTGTGGCGGTTATCGGGTATTTTATTACCAACCAATTAATACCAAAATATCATGAGCTTAAACGAATTAAGAGATAAAGCCTACCGTAACGCAGTAACGCACGGTTTTCACAATAAAGAACTGAGTAACGAACACTGCCTTTGCCTTGTCATTTCCGAGCTTATGGAAGCGGTAGAAGCGGATCGGAAAGGGAAACGTGCCGACAGAGAATCTTTCAAGTCTTCCTATGAGAATGAAGAGCCGCATTACAATGCCGATTTCAAGTATAGTTTTGAAAAATATATCAAAGACTGTGTGGGGGACGAGCTTGCTGATGCATGCATACGCCTGTTTGACTTGTGTGGGCTTCGTAAGATAGACATTAATGATTTTACAGAGGAAATGATATACGAGGCAACGGAAAGCTGCAACGGGGAAACATTCACGGAAAGTATATACGCCATATCTACAATTCCTGTACGGTATGAATATGAATACGGGTATTCGTTTGAGAAACAAGTAAAAAGTATGCTGTTAGGGATAATTGGATTTGCAAATTATACAGGAATAGATTTGCTTTGGCATATCAATCAGAAAATGAGGTATAACGAATTGAGAGAAAACAAACATGGGAAAAGGTATTGATTATGAAGCGTGAAATAAAATTCAGAGGTAAGAGCATATACGGTGAAGAATGGCTATATGGCTCTCTTGTTAAGATTGAAGAGGATAGATATGCTATCATCCCGAATTTAAATGATATAGAAATAGGGAAAAGTATCAGTATGTATGAAGTTCATCCCGAAACCGTTGGGCAGTTTACCGGCTTGTGCGATAAGAACGGGAAAGAAATCTATGAAGGCGACATTATTAATGTTAATGGCAAGTATCCGAGGTTGGTAAAGTTCATAGATGAATATGCTTGTTTTTGTATTGCAAGAATATCCGACTTAGATAATAATTTAGAAACTGGATACTGGCAACAAGTAATACCCGGATGGTGGAATAATCCTGATAGAGAGATAGAGGTTTGCGGTAATATTTACGATAACCCAGATTTGTTGAAAGGAGACAAATAATGAAAACAATCTTATTTACAGCCATCCTCATAATAGGTCTATTAGGGGTTGGAGATCTAACAATTACATTTAAACCGTTTTCCATCTCGCTTCCCGGTTGGTATAAGCCTGTAGGTATCCTTCTATTTTTTCTGTCAATGGCGGTATACACTATAGGGGAATATACTAAAGGCTATAAACAAGGTTTCGATGATGGGATAAAAGAATGTGTTGAAATACTTAAGAAGAAAAATTCATGAGCAAACTATATAAAGTAACCATTTTCGGGGAATCATTCCTAATCGGGTGGTTCCCTTTCTCTTCACACTGGTATAACAAACTAAAGATAATCAAATGATAGTACGTCATTTTATAAGAGTTCCGGTTGGAAGTATTGTCTATTGCGACAATCAGCCAGTTAAAATACTGGAGAAAGGATATGCCCTTGCTCTATGTGATGTCAATGGGAAACGGGTATATATCACCTGCTATGATTTGGAAAAGAAACCATTCGTCAGCACGAATGGGGAAGAATGAAAAAGAGCCAACCCACGCACGACCATGAATCAGCTCTTCCTTACACGATTATGATGCATAATATACTATTTACTTTTAAAATAATCGTGTTATGGAACTGGATTTTAACAAAATAATTCGCCTTAAAAAGATTAGAATTGAGAAATCAGAACTTTCAGAGGAAGAAAACGCCTTGACCACCCCGATTTTGAAAGACAAAAGCCTTATCCATGAAATCTATAAAATATTTGTTAAGTTACTGAATGAGAGAGGATGTCCACCGAATATTGACAGTGTTACCCAGCGGAGAAGTTCATTTTCATTATCCTGTACCTGTTTTCTCCAAGTTCGCTTGCCGGTGGGAAAATGACAGCTGGGTTACGCGAAGAGATGTCAAGGGTACTTGGGGTTCAGTCCAAGAGTACAATTTCCGACAACTGCGCTGATGTCGTGTTTCTCTATCAGAATTATGGGGATTTTAGTGGGGATATAGAGTATCTTTACATCGAAATCGTAAATCGGTTAAAATTCAAAGGGCTAATCAATTAATGAGCCGGGGTTTAGTGCTCCGGCTTTATTGAAAATTTTGGTAAGAAAATAGCTATCAGTCCATTAACATAACTATGGATTCTGCCAAGCTCCTTTATGTACTGTTGTGTATCAAACGGACCACATCCTTCCTCATAATTTTCATGTAGTCCTTCAATTATTTCATAATGTTCAAAAATTAGTTTTACGTTTTCATTGTGCTTATATCTTACATCATAATTTTTTAAGTAATCATATAATGATTGGATTGATGATTCGCAAGAACCATAATCACCGTTGTCTCGATGTATTCTAAAATCATTTTCCATTTCCCTTTTGCAAGTAACAAGCTTTCTTAATAATTCCTTATCTATGCTGTTACACAATTCATTGATATACTTATATGATTCAAATTCTTTTTGAAGTTCAATTTTGTGTTCTTCCAATGATTTATTATAGCTATCTTTTACAGACTCGATTTCTTTAGTAATCCCTGCAATATCTTCTTTTGTTGCCAAATCTTCTCCTTTCTTTTTGGCGTAAGACTGAAAACACAATAAGATAACACTCCAAACAATGTTCCCTATGAAGAACAGTATTCCAATTATTAAATAGTCCATATTATTCTCCTTTCTCTAATTTAATTTTTTTTCCACAATGAGGACAAACAACAGTGTTTTCTTCCTTATCTTCATTCAGCAAGTCAGTTATTCCTACACCTAATGCCTTTGCAATTTCTCCTAACTTCCCAATGGTAGGGTTGCCGGACACTGCGGCATACAAGGCCTGATATGTCACTCCCATTCTTTTAGCAAGGTCTTGCATGGTAATGCCCTGCTGTTTGCAGATTTCTTGTACTCTTAGCATGATATTCAAATTATAATTTGATGCAAAGATAGGAATAGTTTTCAAATTATACATAGAATATATAAAGAATAGTATCAAAAAATAATTTGAAAATTTTTCTATCAAAATTTGTTTTATTCAAAATAAAATTTGATATTTGCATCATAATAATAAAAACATAGTTTGAATAACAATTAAAATATATAAGATATGGCAACAAAGAAGGTTGATGAAAAGAAAACATTGAAGTATGCAGTAGCATTTTACTTCTGTACATCAGGTAAAATAAACTTCATGTTAGGCAATAAAATGTATCAGCATATAAATACTGTTTATGACCAAAGAGAAGATGGTAGAGGTTTCAATACTTGTGAAGTCGTTTATAACTACAAGGCTCAAAAGTACGAGGTTCTGAATGTAGATACAGAGATAGGCAATAAAGAGATTACAATATTATAAGTTTAACCAGCAGGGCGAAAGCCCTGCGCAATATAGAAGAATATGAAAGAAAATATATTTTTAAAAGCAGTTATAGAAAAACCGTTATTGAATAATGAACCAGAAGTTTTACACCTTTTCGTTCAAATAATCAATGAAATAACTTCTTGTATGTCAGAAGACGAGTTAAGAGGCTGTATGAACTCTTTAATAGTAAGATACCCTTATTTTAAACTGTTTTTCGATTATGGTTTCGGACATAATCATATGTGGGTGAAAGCATCAGGTTCTTTAGAAAGATTGATATTGGTTGAGTTCTAATCCGGTAGCTTTCGAGCTGCCACAATATACACGATTATGAAAGCAGATCTAGTTTTAGTTATCAGCCCTGAAGTTCCACTGATGAAGCAATTGGGCAAGGTATTGGGTAAGCTATGTACACCATACGACTTTTCTACTATAGAGAGGGGTGAAAAGTACATCACCATACAGCATGATGAAACTGGGCTTGTAGTGGCTTATACGAGTGAAGAAAGATTGAATGTGAAAATGAATTAAGAATGAAGAATGTATTAGAATCTTTGAAAGAAAGTGTCAAGAGTGGTAAAATCACAATCAGAGAGGCAGCTATAAAACTGCATAAAGCAGGGTGGACGAATTTTGTAGACGTGGATAAAACGAAACAATTACTTGAATTATGAACTCAATAAATGTAAACGGTTGCAGCGTATGTCAACCCGGTAAAGAAAATTACACCACCTACAACACCAGGTTGAGAGGTAAAAGAGTGAGAATGTACCAGTACGACTACCGTACTGAAAGTGGTGAATTCTTTGCTTGTTGTGCGCCTACCTTAGAGGCGTGTAGAGAAAGACGGGACAAATGGTTGGACGCTAAAAATAAATCAGTATGTTGACAATAGAAATACCAAAATCAAATAGAAGAAAATCCGAGGAAGACGCACTTGCATCTTTCATCCTCTCGGAAATCAAAGAGAAAGGTGAATGTGTTTACTTTCATTATGGCGTAGGATGGGGAAATAACTGGCCTCATTGTTGGGCAAAAAATACTGGAAGTGACGCTAAAGACAGACACCAAATTTCGGAGTTGGCGCACGATAATGTCATAAGAGCATTTATAGACAAGGGCTATTCTGTCGAGTATAGAAGTGAAATAGCCGCCGGAAGATATGTGATTATCAGAGGATAGCTACAATGGAAATGAAAACGAAAACAAGTAAAGTCACGTTTCTACTCCGTTCCAAAAATCTGCAAAAAGCATTATCTATCTTTCCCACTTTTCATATTAACGTTCATCAAAGAAGAATGCAAGACTTTACAAGTTACCAGTGAAATACTTTCCTGTAATTCTTTATCTTACCAGCAATTCGGCATTGATATCAACAAAGGAATTATAACACACATAACAAAGTATTGACAAGCCGTGTCAGTACTTTGTTTTCCTCATTTTTCCCCTTAGCTCCCTTATTAAGTACCTTCGTTTCTGTAACGCAAAAAAAGCAATTATGGAAATTATTTACAGAAAACTAGAGGAACTGAAGAAACTGGAAAACAATCCAAGAACTATTTCGGATGAACAGCTAGACAAACTTAAAGAGTCAATCCGAAACAATCCGGATTATTTCGAAGCCCGACCGATCATCCTGTCAGACCGTACTGGCGAATTGATCATTATAGCCGGAAACCAAAGGTATGATGCCTGTATATCGCTAGGTATGCAACAAGTACCGACCGTTCTTATTCCCAACCTGACCGAGGAAAGGGAACGTGAGCTAATCATACGTGATAACGTTAACAACGGACAATGGGACATAACCAAGTTGTTTGACTGGGATTGTAACGAGTTGCTTAATTGGGGTATGGAAGGCATCAGCTTTCCTGATCCGACAGATTTTTCAGAAGATATAGAAGACAGTCATAATGTACTCAAGAACGCAAACTATGAAGCCGGAGCTCATATCAAATATTTAGTATTTGAGGGGTATAAGATTCCAGTCAGTGAAAGCGAACTGGAAGCACTGAAAGCACGGGCTTCTGAATATTTGGATGAGAACGGTGTAATGGTTGGTTTTGTTAATAATCTACTTGGCTTATGATGGAATACATAGACATATCAATATTGAACCCGGCAGAATATAACCCACGCCTGCTCACTAATGAAGCACAAGAAGATTTAAAAAAATCCATCAAGGAATTAGGCATTATCAAACCGATCATCATACGTCAATCGGATAAACGTATCATGGCAGGACACCAACGTACAAAGACAATGAAGCTGCTTGGGTATACCCATGTTCCAGCCTTTATTCTTGACGGTGTAAACTCCACCGATGAAGTAAGGTTCAACCAACTTCACAACTATGCGGAATGTGAGTTGTCGGAAATCCAACCAGAAATCAATGTAAGTCTTCCTAAAGGAACAGAAGGATTTTATACTGTATCCAACAAAGATATCTCCATTCTTTCCAAAGGAGGAAACAACTCACGTGTTGTTGACCTTACGAAAATGATTCTCCGTTACGGCCAGTTTGCAAATGCCGTATGTGACCATACCGGGAAAGTGATCATCTCAACAGTATATGCCAAAACGGTAAAACTATTAGGTATGGACCTACTTGTATATGTCCTTCCAGAAGGGAAAGAAGAAATCGCGCTCAAATACTTCTCTAAGGAATATGGAGTGTTCGAGTATTCCCATCTGGAACGAAAGACCTATATACAGTCTTTTGCCCAAAAGGCACGGCTACGGCAAAAGAACGGGGTTCCAAGCAAGCGTAGCCATTCAACGTTGTATGAAACGCAGGTTATACCATACATCACCAAGGATATGCGCATACTCGATTTCGGTGCCGGACAAAAGGATTACGCAACCATACTGAAGAAAAAAGGCTATCTCATTGACGCCATTGAATTCTTCCACCGCAAAGATGGAGCGGACATCATTGATGAAAAGGAAATCAGGCAAGACTGTGCTTCCATATGCAAGACCTTGTCGGACTACGGGCTGTACGATGTGGTTGTGTGCGATAGCGTGTTGAACTCTGTGAACTCAGAAGAGGATGAAAAGAATGTCTTACTTTCGTTATCAGCATTATGCAAGCCCGGAGGAATGATATTCTGGTCTGGCATTCCGCTGCTGTTCGCCCAGAAATCATCTGAACGCAAGGAAACACACGACCATCGTTCTAAAGCCGTATTTCTTGACGCAAAGAACTTCACAGCCAACTTCCGTTTTGGTGAATGGTACTTCCAGCATTATCATTCCACAGCTGACATCGTCAGATTAAACACAGCTTACATCGGAAAGGATTTTAACATATTCGATAAAGGAATGAAGATAAGCCCAGAAAAAGAGTTAAGAGGTTCGTCATTTCAAGTAGCATCAACCAACGGAAGGAGCGCAAGTAAGAGTGATTATCTGAAAGCGTTGCAATATGAATTCACACTTCCTCTTCCCAATAATCGCAAATGGGATTTGGACAAAGAAATTATACCAATCTTTAAAACACTATAAACAATGGCAGCACCTAAAGGAAATCAGTTTTGGATGTTACGCAGCAAGCATGGCAGGGATAAACTCTTCGCCACGCCTGAAGCGTTATGGGAGGCGGCGTGCGAATATTTCCAATGGTGTGATGAAAACCCATGGACAACAAGAAAGGCTATACAACGTACCATGCCTGTTAGACGCAAAAAAGGTAAAAGAACAGAAACTGTTAATGAACAGCAAACACAACAAGAAGTTTCACCTACACAGCGCCCCTACTCTCTCACCGGATTATGTATCTATCTAGGTACTTCATCACGTTGGTGGAGTAGCTTCAGAAGTGAATGCATGAAAAAAAATGATGAAGATTTTTTGCACGTCATCGCGCGGGTGGAAGAAACCATCGAGACTCAACAATTTGAAGGAGCCTGTGTTGGCGCTTTCAATGCAAACATTATAGCCCGAAAGCTAGGGTTGTCCGACAAACAGGAAGTGGATCATACAACACAAGGCAAACCCTTCAACGGATTTGACTTTCTTCCCTATACTCCCGAAGCTGACAAATTGAAGTGATATGGAGCAAAAGGTTAACTTAAAACAGCGATTGGCATACAATTTTCTTCGTGACAGCAAAACGAAATTTTTATTGTATGGTGGTGCCGGAGGTGGTGGTAAATCATGGCTAGGCTGTGAATGGCTGATGCAATGTGCCTACTATCTTCCCGGTACTCGCTGGTTTGTTGGCCGAAATAATTTGAAGGATAGCCGTGAGTCCGTTACCGTGACCTTCAATAAGGTAGCATCTTCTCACAGCTTCACGGCATACAAGACAACAAATGAAGGGATAGCCTTCGACAACGGAAGTGAAATCGTTTATATTGACTTGACGTATTATCCGGTGAAAGATCCGATGTATGAACGATTGGGGTCTAAGGAATATACAGGAGGATGGATAGAGGAAGCTGGTGAAGTGCACTACCTTGCCTTCGAAGTCTTGAAAACCCGTATCGGCCGCCACATGAACGATGTATATCATGTACCCGGAAAGATACTTATCACCTGCAACCCGAAGAAAAACTGGCTATACCGTGAATTCTACAAGCCCTGGAAAGAAGACAAATTACAAGCTCCTTATGCATTTATCCAAGCTTTGGTGCAGGATAATCCTTGGGCAACAGAAGACTACATCGAAAGTCTTCGAAACACAAAAGACCGGGTAACAAAGGAACGCCTATATTTCGGCAATTGGGAGTATGATAATGACCCGACTGCCCTGTGTAACTACGACGCTATCTGTGACTTATTCACGAATGAGTTCATTGCTCCTGCAGGTGAATCTACCGGTTCTGCAGACCTTGCAATGAAGGGACGAGACAGATTTATCGCCGGTCATTGGAAAGGGAATGTGTGTTTTATCAAACTGGATCAGGAATACAGTACTGGAAAATCCATTGAAACAGACCTGAAGCGGATGATGATAGAATGCTCTATTCCTCGTAGTAAGATGATTGCGGACTCCGACGGATTGGGGAACTATCTTGAAAGCTATCTGAACGGTATCAAGGAGTTTCATGGAGGAGCACGACCTATTAATCCTGAATTTGACAATTTGAAATCAGAGTGTGCCTTCAAACTGGCTGAGATGATTAACAATCGATTGCTTCGTATCGTATGCACGGAAGCACAGCGAGAACGGATCATTGAAGAATTGTCAGTTCTCAAACAAGCACATATTGATGCAGACACACGGAAGAAAGGAATAATCAGCAAAGAAAAAATGAAAGAAATATTAGGTCATTCCACAGATTACCTTGATATGCTGATAATGGCAATGATATTCCGCATCAAACCAACACCCAAACGACCAAAAGCAAAAATAGGAAAGATATGACAGTAAAAGAATTTTTGACAATAAGCAGCATTGCCACCGAACCCGAGGTCATTAGAACCAAGTTGGATGAACTGAAAAAACCTTATCAACTAGGGCAGTATAAGACACCAGATACCCTAAACGACATAAATATGGGAGAACTGATGCAACTGCAATCCATCGAAACAGAACACGATATCTTGTTCGTTCCCTGTACTGTACTGATGGGGCTGAGTAAACGTTATATATCCCAACTTCCAGCTACCGATGTACTGGGATTCGTACAATGGGTGGCCAAAGAAGTTGAACGAATAAATAAACTATTCGCGTCGACTAATGTACCACCCACACCCGAAGAGAAGCAAGCAGGATCCGAATTGCTAAATTTTGGACCTTTCGGCATGATTGATTACTATGCGCAGCGCATGGGTATCACTGATCATGCAGAAGTAGACAGCGTGCCATGGGTCAGAGTATATAAATGTCTTGACATGGACGCCAAAAGAGTAAGATTCGAACGTAGATTAAGAAACATATTAAGTAAGAAGAAATGACGGTAGAGCAAAAAATTAAAAAGATAGTAGACTCCATGGAGGGTGTAAGTTACCTTTTTGACAACTGGCAAACAGCCAATATAAGACTGGACAAGATTAAATTGCCGGCAGTGCTTAATCTCCTTCCTGTAAGCGGAACTTTTAATCTAGGCAGACAGCAGTTAAGAGACTGCCCCAACTGTATGATGGCATTCATGGATAAAACCAAGTTCGATTTTGATGGCACAGAAAATGATGCAGTGATAGAAGGATGCAAGAATAAAGCCAAGGAATTCATATTGCTATTGAACAGGAGTGGGATGTTCAAAGAAATATCAGGAGATATCCCTTATTCTGTTTTCTATGACAAGCTGGATGTTAATGTAACCGGAATAGTTATCCAACTTAAGTTAGAAGAGATAATGGGTACTGTTATTTGCAACAAGAGCGTAAAAGAGATTGTATATGGCAGCAGAAACTAAAGCCGGAACCCTAAGGATAATAGGTGAAGAGCTGGAAGCGTTACGCAAGCGAATTATAGCCAACCATGAAGCAGCCGGACAAGTAGCCAGTGGAAGGACAAAGGGCAGTCTGAAAGTAGAAATGTCGGAGGACGGAGGCGTTTTGTGGGGCAGGCAGGCATTCGCGGTACTAGAAACCGGACGTGGACCAGGGAAAGTTCCGAAAGGATTTTACAAGATTATCCGCCAATGGGTGGAAGATAAGGGTATACAAGTAAAGAAGCCCGATTCCTTCGCCTACCTTGTCGCTAGAAAGATAGCCAAGGAAGGAACGGAACTATACCGAAACAGGAAACATGAGGAAATCTATTCCCGTGATCTAGAAAATACCGTGGACAATATAGCTAGCAGGGTATCGGCTATATATGAAACAGAAGTTGAACATATAAATCTGAATTTCGACAATGAGAACACATACGATAGATAATACAACAATTGAATATCCTGACCAAATAGGATTCTGCTTTAATCCTGTGATAATAAATATCCTTGGCGGAAACTATCAATCTGTTACTGCAACGGTAACGGACACCACCACAGCCACATCAGACAGAGAGAACAGAGCGACGTTCGGTGGTTCCTGCTTCTTTGACCTATCATTCTATACGCAGAGCTATTTTGACGAATACAGAGAAGTCGATTACAAGTCAACTCACGCCGAAGATAGTAAGTTAGGACGTCTGTTTAGCATAGAGCTTGATATGTATAACGAATCAGGAACACTTGAAAACAGCTTCCAGTTCAACGTATTCATATTGTGGGGAGCCAGTAAGGTTGGAGAGCAGTATAATGGAAGCCGAGTGCTGACATGGTTCAAAAACTACCCATTCTCTGTAGGCTTATACTCTGCAACATCAGGGAATGTAAAAGTAACTATAGATGGTTCCGAAAGCTCCCCTATCGCATTATCAGGACAAAATGCATGGAATATCATTCTTGCTGGAATAGATGCTTCAGACAAGGTGGAATTTTATCTACCTGGAAGTAATACGGCAGCATCTGTTTTTGACCACACCTTTGATTTCACCTTCCGAGGGCTGCTCAATATGGCCACAAAGATCACTTGTAAGGTTGACAATTCAGACTGTGGAATATACTTGAGATGGATCAACCGCCATGGAATGTGGTGTTACTGGCTATTCATGCAAGGAGACGAGACTTCGCAGGTATCCAATGACGGAGAGTTCATCAGAAACAATATGCAGGATTACAGTTACAAGAACGGATACCATGGAGGTAGCGGACGAAAGCAAAGGAAAATGGAAGAAACGACACTTCCCGTATGCGCTCCATTAATAGACAGCATAACTTATGACTTCCTTTACCAAATGGCCACATCTCCTGTTGTTGATATGTTCATGGGCTATGATGATAACGGTAACGCCAGATGGATGGCCGTAAATGTGTCTGTGGGAAATTTCGTCAAACAGCGGGTATCACTGCAAGACTTTGAAGCGAACATTATATTACCTGAAACTAACGTGCAGAGCTTATGAGAAATGAATTATTATATGTCGGTGCCAACAACAAATTAGTAGATATGGACGACAGCACCAATATCACATTAAAATACAAGAATAATATATTCACCGATATAGGCAAAATTGTAAGTAACACAAGCTACACTATTAAACTTCCAAACACAGTGAGGAATCAGTCTGCATTTCTTCACGCAGACCTGCCATCCTGCCAATATTCCGTTGCTTCATTTTACCTTGACGCTAGATACATAAGAAACGGAGTAGAAATTATCAAAGGGGCAAAAATATACTTGATAGGCACGTCTGATGTGTTTGAAACCGCATTAATATGGGGAAACGCAACACAATTTTCAAGTATTGCCAATGAAGAAAAAAAACTGCAAGATTTAAAAGAACGTTGGCATTATGAAAGCCAAGGGAATGATCCATTTCCTGATTATTACATCGAATGGAATAGCGGAAAGAACGTAAGCCAATATGATAGTCATGGAGATTTCTTTTTCCCAAAAGTAAATTACAATATACGTTCAGCCGATAAAGACTTACCCTATCATCCGGCAGTTAAAGCAACATGGATTTTAGAACATATATCACTTGATAATGATGTGATATTCATTTTTCCAAGTGAACAGCAAGCAGTCTTGAACAAGCTGTTTATCCCATTGCTGACAAGAAATGACGGATTGGAATTCTCTCAAAAGAATGAACTGTGGTTGAATGCAAAATATTACCTTAACCAAGGAACCGGGCCTATTGAACTTTACTTCGAAAACAAAGAATATTCATCATATTATGGAACGGTAAATAAAAGCTCGCTAAGCGAAGGCACATTCATTAGTGGAATAAAGACAAAAGGAAACTCCATAAAGCTCAATGCTTCAGGCAAAGTATCAATACATACTTTAACTTCTTTCTATCCCAGCAATGCAGCCATGATAGCTTATTATATTGAGAACGGAGAGAACAATGAAATATTCAACATAGGATATACGGATATAATAAGCAATGGAGGAAACTCTTACAATATTACGTTTGAGTTCGAAGGTGTAGAGTCTGACTCAGTAAACAAAGGTACAGATATCCGGTTTGGATTCACAAATATCGGATTTATTGCAGACGTATCAAACGGTGTAGATGGAATCATAAATCTAAGAATGGAAAACAACCTTGTATCGCCCAAGCAACCAGACGAAAGTATTCTTAACGGGAATGGCCATTACCCCATTATACCAAATTTGCCAGATATGACACAGCTTGATTTTATTAAAGCAATATCTACCATGCTAGGCGTATTTGCATATCCTATTGAAGGCACGAACATTATAAGATTTATGTCTGTCGATGATATCATAAAGAAAAAAGAACAAGCGTACAATTGGACTAGACGGGTAATAGCATCGTATATGGCCAACAAGCCTAAAGAAATGAAATTCACTATCGATGGCTTTGCACAAAGAAATATACTTAAATACAAAGACGATGATACGGTAAAAGGCAACTACAGTGGAGAAATTACTTGCTTGATCAGCTCATTAGAGAAGTCTAGAGAAATGGCAGAGTTGAAATTTGCAGGATGCGACATGAGAGGAATTACAGCATTCATACGATTGTACAAATATGACGGAGAGGGAAAGGCTGAACTGCAAAAAGTTCAACCAAGAATACTTCTCGAGGAAAACAATGGAGGTCTATCAAATGGAACCTTCACACAATTGTCGTTCACGGATATCATAAAAAGATTCTACACAAGCTTTCAAAATGCAGTGTATACCCCCAAAATCATTAAAGAAAAAATAGAAATAACAGAAAAAGACTTGAGAGACTTAGATATGACCACTCCAGCATATCTGGCCCAATATGGGAAATATTATGCAATTCTATCCGTTACAGCAGAAAATACAGGAATAGCAAATGTTGAATTATTACAATTAGACATCTAAAATTATGGCAGACAAAGTAGAAAAGATACTTGATATCAAAGTGAATTATAATGAGGCTATCAAAGCTATAGCCGAGTATCAGACAAAAATCGACAAAGCCAAAGAAGCAGAACAGAATTTAAAACAGCAACTGAAAAACGGAGCTATTTCCCGGCAGCAGTACAATGAAGAAATGACGGCATCTAAAGCCTATATCAACGACTGTAATGATTCGATACGTGTTATAACGAAAACAATGCAAAATCAGCTCAAGCAGGAGAAGGCACAAGAAAACAGCCTTGTTTCTCTTCGTGCCCAACTGTCAAACCTAACGGCTGAATACGATGCTTTATCCGAAGCGGAACGAAATGCGGATACAGGCATGAACATAAAAAATAGAATTAATGAGGTTACTGATGCTCTAAAGGGCGCTGAAGAAGAGACACAGCGGTATTACCGAAATGTTGGCAATTACAAGGAAGCTATAATGGAAGCCGCCAATGCCAATATCCCGTTCGTGCAGCAGATAAATGTAATGGTGACCTCCTTGGGTGGAGTAAGAAATTATTTGTCTGAAGTAAAAACAGAAATGCTTACTGTTTCGACCACCACAACCGGCTGGATTAAAGTTTTGAGACTGTTGAAAGTTGCTCTACTTGGAACTGGTATTGGAGTATTAATTGTAGCTTTAGGATCTTTGGTATCATGGTTCACCAAAACACAGAAGGGCGTGGAAGCAGCCAATAAAATAATGGGGGCTCTGGGTGCTACTGTAAATGTCTTAATAGACCGGGCAGGCAAGTTGGGAAGTGCTTTAGTGAATCTGTTTACCGGGAACTTCAAACAGGCGGGGAATGATGCCAAATCCATATTCGCTGGTATCGGTGATGAAATAGTCAATGAAACCAAACAGGCGTGGAAGCTGGCAGAAGTCTTGAATGAGATAGACAAGAGGGAAGTCATGCTGTCCATGTCACGTGCCGCTAACCGAGCTGAAATTGAGAAGCTGAAAAAAGCTGCAGATGACCAAACCCTATCCACACAGGAACGTATTAAAGCTGCGGAAAAAGCTGCGGAAATTGAGAAGAAGGACCTTGCCGTACAGACAGAACTAGCAGAAGCAAGACTGGCTAACACCCTTGGATTTACCGAGATGAACAATGAAGTACGCAAGTTGATGGAGCAGATTAAAGCTGGTGATATTACAGCCGATGAAGTAATAGGAAAACTTGGATTATCAGATAGTACGATAGAAGACCTTAAAGTGTTCCGTGACCAATTCAACGAACTTCAGGAGCTAATGGAAGATAGTTACGGCCGTCAGACAGAGCAGCAAAACACCCTAAACTCTATCCGCCAGGAAGGTGCAGACAAAGCAAAGGAAGCAAAGCAAACAGAACTGGAAGCAGTAAGGGCAGCAGAAGATGCTATGCTTGCCTTAGTGAAAGACAAGAGAGAACAAGCACGGAAAGAGATTGAATTGAACTATTCCCGGCAGATTGAGGATTTGCAAATCAGTTTAAAGCAAGAAGAGAACCTTACCGCCAAGGCTCGTGAAGCCATCAACGCCAAAATAAAGGCTTTGGAACAACAAAAATCTATGGAGCTTAGCAAGTTGTCCGATGAGGAGCTGAAAAAAGAACTGGAGAACCGTTTAAAAATGATATCCCTGCAATTGGAATCGGTCAAGGAAGGCAGCGAGCAGGAGTATCAGTTAAAGATACAACAATTACAAGCACAACAAGAGGCGGAACTTACCAGCACAGAACAGACCGAAGAAATGAAACTGGCCATTAAAGCAAAGTACAATACCAAGATAGACGAACTGGCAACAGTTCATGAGCAGGATATTATCAACAAGCAACAGGAAGCCATGCGCATACGCTTTGAAACGGAAATCGCACAAGCATATGATAACGAAGAGGAAATTCTTCGTATAAGGATGGAACAAAAGAAAGCCGAGCTCGATAGCCTGCAGCAAATGGAAGGTGAAAGTATAGAAGCATTCAATCTTCGCAAGCTGGAAGCACAGAATGCTTATCTGGAATCCAAAAAAGAACTGAGCGATAAGGAGATTGAAATAGAACAAACTAAATATGAAGCAATGGAACAGGTGACAAATGGCCTTGTAGCTCTCACAGAACAAATTGGGGAGTCTGACAGAGGATTTGCTATGGCAAGCAAAATGTTGGCTTTGGCAGAGATCGCCATCAATTCAGGTAAGGCGATCGCAAAAATGGTATCCGCAGAATCAGGGAAAGGTATTCTTGGTATAGCTACAATGGCATCAGGTATTGCAACAATCCTTTCTAACATTGCAAATGCTGTTAAGATAGTAAAAAGTGCTAAATTTGCAGAAGGTGGTTTGGTTACAGGACCGGGGACAGGAACGAGCGACAGTATTCCGGCACAATTGTCGAATGGAGAATCCGTTATAACTGCCAAAGCTACGTCCATGTTCGCCCCTATCCTATCATCCTTCAATATGATGGGTGGAGGTGTACCTATTAATGTAACAGCAACGAATAATCAAACTTTAGGCGAAGATATGCTGGCCAGAGCAGTCGCCAAAGGAATGATGATGGCTCCTGCCCCTGTCGTTTCTGTAGAAGAGTTTACTTCAGTTGCGAATAGAATTAAATACATAGAAGAAAGCGGTAGTTTATGAAAGCATACGAACTATTATATATAAACAGGAACACTCTTAGGATAATGTCTGAAATGTCATTAGATGCATCAGATATTAAATACCTAGAAATGTATAAAGACTACACCCGTCTTACGGCTGAAGGTCATAAAAAGGCATATATCATGCAGTACCTGGCAGATGAATACAGCATTTCAGAAAGGACCATCTATAGAGTCATTGACAGGTTGTCCGTTGACGTTTCAATTCAATAAGGGGGAAGATTATTCTTCCCCCTATTTTTTTACTGACAAAGCGTGTCAGTGCTATTATGTTCTGAAATTCTTATAGCCATATACCGTTTTTTACCTTTGCTTCAAAATAGATTATATATGGCGAAATTATACATCAACAAAGATATTGTTGCGGATAAAGACAAAATGGAAAATTGGTATCTAACTGGTGAAGAGGGATTGTCTTTTCCCGATATTCAAAATTTCCTATCTTGGATAGATCCAAATGACCACGTTATTGATATTGAGATACATTCATGCGGTGGTGATGCCGTTGAAGGGTATGCCATTTATGACGCCTTACGTGCTTCAGGAAAGCAAATCAGCTGTACTGCAGTAGGACGATGTGCATCCATGGCAACCGTGATATTATTGGCCGCTGCAAAAGAAAGACGTTTTGCTTATCCACATGCAAAGTTTCTTATTCACAAGCCTTATATGGCTTCATACGATGGAGATCTTGATCTTGAAACCCTAGAATCAATAAAATCAAACTTGGAGAGTGAAAAAAACAAGATGCTAGCTTTGTATGTAGAACGCACAGGATCGGAAGCCTCAGTTATCGAAGCCCAAATGAATAAAGCCGGTTGGTTTGGTGGTGAAACAGCCAAACAATTAGGTTTTATCACGACCGTTCTTATGCCTACAACTGCCAAAGGGAGAACTTACACATTTAATAACAAAAAAATGAACAAAGAAAAAGAAGTAACAGTGAAGCAGACTATCATAGACAGGCTGCTGGCCAAATGCGGCTATCAAAAAATTGAAGACGTACAGGTCGTATCTATGGAATTGACAAATGCCGAAGGTAACACGCTTACCGTGGAAAGAGATGAAGGTGAACCCCAAGTGGGAGATACAGCAAGTCCCGATGGCGAACATGTCATGCCTGACGGAAAGACTATCATTGTGACAGATGGCGTTATTACAGAAATTAAAGATCCTGATGAATTGGAAGAGGATGAAGTGAGAGCTTTAAAAGCCCGTATAGAAGAGTTGGAAACTGAGAATGCTTCTCTAAAGACGAATGCCCGTACCATTGAGGACAACAAGATTCTGAACGCAGTCCGTATGGCCGGGGGCGAAAACTGGCTGGCAAAACATTGTAGTACTTATAAAGTGTCAGCTCGTACCCAAACGTTCAACAAGGGTATAAAAGGAGTAGAAGAAAATGAAACGCCCATTCAGAGAAAACTTCGTGAAGAAAGAGAAAAAAGAAACAACATGTAATAAAAGGAGGGGAAATGCCTATTTTAGATTTTGACAAACTTACACCTGATAATCAGGCTGTAAAAGACTTGAAAGACCTTATTCAGTTAACAGTCTTTCAAAACGAGGACATGGAGCGTTTTATGACGTTTATGCCCAATGTGACTAACGGTAAAAAAGCAGGTTTTATCGGTGAAATGGAAGATATCGGAATAGCCGGCTCCGGATGCGACCCTGAATATAAAAAAGTGGCTATCGCTGCCGCCCAAAAGGAATGGGAAATCGGGGATTGGCAAATTCCTTTGGAAATGTGCTATACAGACTTGGAAAACACCATTGCCAAGTACTGCCTTAAAACGGGAACAAATATAGGAGACCTGACATCGACCGAATATATGGACGGTATTGTACTGCCGAAGCTGTCTGAAGCTATGATGAAAATGATGTGGCGTTTTACATGGTTTGGAGATAAATCAGCAGCGTCTGTCACTGGAGGTGGTCAAATCACTGACGGAGTAAACATCGAACTATTTAAAACATGTGACGGTTTTTTCAAACGTCTGTTTGCCATCTGTACCAACAATACCGGACAGCACACTGAAATTGCAGCCAACGCAGAAGAATCATATGCATTACAAAAATCAAAGATGAAAGAAACAGGCATTGCCACATCAATATTCGATGCGATGTTGCAAGATGCCGACAGCCGGATTTTCCAAAAAGACGGATGCGCAATTTTCGCCACCAAGTCAATGTGCGATGCTCTGACTCACGATATGAAAGAAAAGTACAAGGTAATCATGCCCTGGGAAGTTGTATTTGACGGTGTAGAGGTCAGCAAATACGATGGAACAACCATCGTTAAATGTTCCATTTGGGATAGATTTATTCAAGCCTATCAGAACAACAAAACCAAACTTAACTTACCGCATCGTGCTGTTTTATGTTCTCCTGAGAACTTGATGTATGGATGTGAGGGCACCGAACCGATGTCGGACTTGGATATCTGGTTTGATAAGAAAGCCCGCAAGAACTACATTTATTCAACAGGAAAATTAGGTTCCATGATTGGCGAAGATGAGTTGGTACAGGTAGCATACTAACGAAAAAGAGCAAATATGGCAATATGTGATATAACAATCAAAAAGGACATCGCACCATCGTGCGATGATCCTATCGTTCCCGGGCTGGAACAGGAAGGTGTGATAATGAATCGCGCAGACGTGGATTTCGGTGCGGTTACATTCAACGCAACCCGTAAGAATGTGATCGAAACTCTTGCACTGAAAACAGGTAAAAAAGGTTACAAGGTACAGGTATTCGGTGCAACCCCCTTTACTGGTACCAATACAACCTTGGCAACAGGAACCTATCGTAACACGTTTACTAACACAGTGAACATGGTTGTATTAGCAAATGACCCCGATGTATGCAATGACATTATTGACGGGCTTGCTAACGGTGATTTTGTCGTTGTATTGGAAAATAAAGCCAAAGGGTTAAATAAAACCGAAAATCCGGGAGATTCAGCTTTCCAGGTTTACGGTTACTACCAAGGTTTGAAAGCCGCAGAGATCGGCAATGACAAGTATTCCGAAGAAACGGAAGGGGGATGGAATATCTCTTTGCAAGAAACCAAGGTTCCCAAATCAGCATTATTCTTGTACAAAACATCTTACGATGCGACAAAAACGCTTGTTGAAACACTGACAAAACCAACTGAATGATTATGGAGTTAGAAGAAGTGGTTGATAAATTAAAGGAGCTAGGAGAACTTCCCTCCTACTCCTCTTCTGATAAATCGGAGATAGAAAGATTGTACAAGGAAGTATTAGGAAAAGAATTCACCAAGACATCGTGTAACGACTGCTATCGCGATGCTGTAATCGAAATGACTGTTTACATCAAAAAGAATAACCGTATGAAAGAAAAATGTAATTATATATTAAAGAATGGTGTCCTGCTTCAACCGGAGTTCGGAAGCAATAAAATGTACACTAATGACAACCTCACTGATGAAGTTGCTGAAAAGTACCTTGCCAAAAATCCGAAAGGTGAAATTTATTTCGCCCATGTACCTACGGACTGGAAAGAACGTGTTAACAAATGTGGATACAATCAAAGCCTGCTTGATTCAATGGTAGAATCATTACAAGACGGAGTTTCTGAAGAATCCGTGGCTGACACGTTGAAAGATTTCCAAATCAACGGCAAGAAAATCAGTAAAAAAGTTCTGAATCTGCATCTAAGCAAGGCCATTGAAATTGTGAACGCAATGAATGGAGAAGGCGAAGATAAAGTTGAATAAAAGAAATAAAGGACGAACGTAAACCTCGCGAATATGAGAGTAAGAGATCTAAAAAAGAAAAGCAGTAACCGCATTGATACAAGCTATTTACAAAATCTAGGAATTCAAGCCTACGGACAGGACAACCTATATCCGCAGACATTAAAGAATATCATTGCTGCAAGCTCTACTGCATCTGAATGCTCAGACCGTTTCGCTGACTTCATTGAAGGAAACGGATTCCGTGAGGTTGCTTTTTCCAAATATGTAGTCAATCGAAAAGGTGACACATTGGATGATGTGCACATGTTACTATGTAAAGACATGTCCGAACTCAATGGAATAGCAATCCATGTTAACTACAATGTTTTCTGTGAGATAGTGGAGATGCAGCACGTACCGTTTGAAAATTGCCGTCTGACAGAAGAAGATGAAAACGGTTATGTGGCAAAAATAGCAGTACATCCAGACTGGAGCGGAAAGAAGACACGTAAAGGGAAAACTCTGCAGGTCAAGAAAGAAAACATCGACTATATAGATGTTTTTAACCCTCAAAAAGATGTGATACTGGCTCAAATAGAAGCTGCCGGAGGCATTGAATACTACAAAGGTCAAATCCTATGGGTGTCAATGGCCGGGAAAAATACTTATCCTGTCGGGAAAGGTGACCGGGTGGCTACAGAAATGAGTACCGATGAAGGGCTGTCCAATGTCAAGTACAGAAATGTACGAAATAATTTCTTCCCTGGCGCTATGGTATTCACCAAAAAGGGATCGAACATAACCTTTGACGAAGAAGGCAACGAAGTGAAAGATACAGACGATGACGACAGTTTCTCAAATACACTCATCCAGTTGCAAGGTGATACGAATGCAGGAAAGATTATGGAAGTTACTTTAGAAAGCGATGAGGAAAAACCTGAAATAATAAATCTGAACTCACAAAATTACGACAAAGAATTTACCGTTACTGACGCAAGTGTGGTTGAACGTATTTATTCAGCTTATGGCCAAGAGCCATGGTATTGCATCCGTATTGGTAAAGTCGGATTCTCAGGCGATATTTTGGAAGATGCTTTCGAGTATTACAATTCTATCGTAAGCAAGCAACAACGCTTAATAGAGCGTACCTTTAGCCGTATATTCAGCTATTGGTATGAAGTAGTCAACCCCTCTAATGATTATAGTGTGGAACCATTAAAGTATGTACGAAATGCAGCAGTATCTAATAACAACAGATGAGGTATCGGCTTTGTCTCGCGGAATGTCTGTACATCTCGATCCTGACAAGATAGAAACCTACATCCGTGAGTCGGAGAATATCTACATCAAATCAGCGTTGGGAGACGAACTGTTCCTTGACGTGAAAAAAAATCCTGAAAAATACCAGCTACTGCTTGACGGAGGTACTTATGAAACTAAATGTAAAAAGAAGATAATCATCACTGGACTTCGCGTAGCTTTGGCTTATTATACCTATGCCTGTATTGTCAAAAATGGAGATGGAAATGTATCCCGTTTCGGCTTCGTGAACAAGGAAGGTGAATATAGCAGTCATACAGTATTCAAGGAAAAGATGATGGTGTATAGCGATGCATGTAGTATAGCTGACCGCTACCTGAAAGAATGCGTGCTTTACCTAAAAGAATGCGGTATGCCACTTTATAACGGTGAAGGGAAATTAAAATCTAATAGAACTGTTTTTCGTGTAATAGGAGAATGAGCGATTCTGTTGACATATTAAAGAAACTGGCTCTTCAAGTAAGAAACGCATCTACAGAAGGAGAGAATACAGCTGAAAAAATTGGGCGCATATTTATCGGGATTCTAGAAAACATGGATAATTCTGATATAGAAAAGCTCACCAAATACTTTTTACGCAAAGACAAGGAAGATTCTACAAATTTTCTGTTATCCTTACTGGGTGGAGTCTTGATCAAGAAATATACCAAGTTCGGTGACTTTATCACCGGTGTTCAGGGCGGTTACATCGGTGAGGACGCCCGTGCCGAGCTGGAGGCTTTGGTCCTGCGCAGCTCTCTGAGTGTACCAGAACTTCGTTTCAACCGTCAGACCTATTTTGAAGGATATAATACTATAAGTCCCGGCGGAGGGCTGAAGATAAAAAGCTTTGTCGCCAATAGTGACGGCAGCTATACTGTCACCCCTGATCTGGAGGATGGTGTACCGCTGGGACAGAAGCCGGACGATATCCTCCTGGGCTTCTGGCATGACAAAAGCGTCACTACCGGTGACTTTATTGGTTTCAGAAAAATACAGTACCGTATCACTTCCGCAGATTACGACGAGAAGACATTCGTGATGGTTCCGCGTCCCGGATATGAGTTCGTTCCCCATAACGAGATGCGTCTCGGACAGACGGGGAACTTCACCGACAAGGAGCGTCAGACTTATATCATCATAGACGTGCGTGACGGTAACTGCTGCATCACCCTTGTTGACAATGCCAACACCTGGGACCCGGAGTCGGCACAGATGAAGAGCTGGTTCGGCAAGAAGAAGGGTATGACCATCAATGGGATCAACTGCGACAGGTTTTCGGCAGTATTGCAGGATATCATCATGACGGGGCTTATCTTTCAGGTGGATGAGATCACCGGACAGACAGTGCGTGTACCTCTGGATAAAGGTGAATGGGTTGCAGGTAAGTACGCCTACTATGACCGGGTGTCACATAACGGGGCTTTGTGGTTGTGTGTTGATGATAACGGAACGACAACAGAACCGTCAGATGATAATCCGGTATGGCTGAAACAAGTGGCCAAAGGTGACAAGGGTGATCCGGGCCTGTCTGTAATAGGTGGCGGTCATTGGGAATCCTCTAAGACCCCATACGAGGTCAATACCATGGTCACTTTGGCGGGCTGTGTTTTTATCTCCAAGGTGAAAACATCCAATCCTCCGATTAAAATTGCAAGGTTCAGGAACGGCAATTATCGAAAGAAAAAGGATGGCGGTTATATCCTTGCCGGGAAGTCAGCCGACTGGACCGTGCATGAAGACTGGGAGATGCTGCTGGACGGTCGTGAACTTAAAGGTGAGAGTATCACCTTCTTGGGTGAGTTCGCATCCCATCCGTCCAATCCCAAGGAGGGTGACAGCTACCGAAATACGGCTGACCATTGTACTTACATATACCGGAATGGTTTGTGGATGGTCATGGTCAAAGACGGAACTGACGGTAAGGACGGCAAAGGTTACGAGTGGATCTACACCCGTACCAACATCATCGGCCTTACCCCTGACAAGCCGGATTCGAAGCAGCAGGATGATTATATACCGGAAGGCTGGACAGATGATTTTCTTGGCGTGGATGCCGACCATCAGGTGGAATGGGCGTGCAAACGTGTGAAGCGTGATGGAGTATGGAGTGAATGGAGCACTCCGGCCCCTGTGCACCGTTGGAGTAAGGACGGGGAGTCGAATGTCATGGCAGACCTTGACAATGAGATGGTGAGCGTCGCTCTTACCAGTACCGGCGTTACTACTTCCGCACAGTCATGGACTACCCATGTGTCCATGTGGTACGGTACCGAGAAACTCACCCTTGAATCTTTGACAGTCAGCACGCCTGCCGGTTTCACGGCAAGCACAAGCAAGGCCACCGGAGCGGTGGCGATATCCGTCGCTGCCGGAAAGTCGGTTCCGGAACAGAATACGGTCACCATCACACTGGCTGCAATGAAGAACGGGCAGCTCTATACCCGTGAACTGACTTTCAAGATAACCGGTGTCCGTGGCGGGGCGGACGGTTCCGATGCGGTAATTTATAGCCTTGTCACTTCGGCCACGATGGTCAGCAAGAACAAGAACGGCGGTTACAGTGTGGCTTCGGTCTCCTGCCGACGTATGAAGACAGTTGGTGCGGTCACTACGGCCACTACGGACGGGGAGTTGAAGTACAGCCGTGACGGTGCGGCCGAGGTTCCCATCGGTGATGGTGTCGGGGTGGCTTCCGGTAATTTTACCAGTAGCTTGAAGTTCGTGTTCTACGTGAACGGTCAGGCGGTTGATGTCGAAACTGTCCCGATGGTTGTGGACGGCAGTGACGGAAAGGATGGTGAGAGCATCACAGCAGCCGGTCATTGGGAATCCGCCAATACTCCGTATGCCAAGAACAGTACAGTATCGTTTGCCGGAGGATCTTACTTAAGCAAGGTTGAAACCTCCAACCCTCCGATTAAAATCGCCAAGTTCAGAAACGGCAGACTCCGCAGGAAAAGAGACGGCGGATACATCCTCGCCGGCAGATCTGCGAACCGGACGGTACATGCGGACTGGCAGGAGATGGTTGCTCCCGTCGGACCGTCGGCATCCTACTGGCTGGACAGTCCTGTCAGCGTGATCAACTTCACTTCAACAGGCACGCCATCCCCGTCTGGATTCCTTGTCACTTGCAAACAGAATGTGGCAGGCAATGTAAGCACGTGCAGCACGCTTTATCTGGCAGCCCGCAAATACAACGGAAGCTGGCTGGCTCATGTAGGTGCGACACTGAACAGCCAGATATCCGTACCTGCGACAGCCGGATACACCCAGTTTGCCGTCCGGGCTTATAAATCAGCTTCCGATGCTGCTGCTTGGAATGACAATTATGTGGCCGAGAAGGGTGTGGGTGTTGCAAATGATGGTTCCATAGGAGCAACAGGAGCTACGGGTGCGTTCCCTTATGACAGAGGTGTATGGGCTTCCGGACAGACATACGTATGGAATGCAAAACAGCGTGACAAGATCATTCACAAAATAGGTGAAGTTTATTACAATTTTCTTGTGCGCAACTATGGAAGTTCTGTATCAGCGGCTCCTACATCCGCTAACGGAGATTCCAACTGGGAAGCCATGCAGAAATACAAAAGTCTGGTAACCGACATATTCCTTGCTGATAAGGCGAACATAGCCGGATTTATGTTCAAGTTGAACGGATACACATCGGACGGGGCACCTTACGGTATCATGCAGTCACAGGACAGCACTAACGGCCAGCCTAATCTGAGGATGGACACAAAGACCGGAGAGATTCTTTGTCAGAAAGCGAATATCACCGGGACTATCATAGCGACAAAGGGGACAATTGGCGGATTCAATATCGGTAATAATTTTATCGGCAGCACTAATATGTCGGCTGTGAATGTTGATAATTTGTTGCTGCAATACGACAAATTTGAAATGAAATATGAACGGTTTCAGTCAATAGACGGACATTTATATCAAGGCATTTTGGATACAGTAATTAGAAGTGGAAGTATAACTGTATCATCAACCGGGGATGTTTCAACAGCGGATGATACTCTGTATGTAAGATGTGGGAATTATATTTTTTCCGTTGGGCGAAACGGAATTCGCAAGTCAACGAATGGAGGAAGTACCTGGGTGGATTTATAACATTTAAAATATTAAAGTATGAGAATAAATTTTGCACAATTTCCTATTTACGACGGAATTAAGAAAGAAAAACTGATAGCCAACAACATCACTGAGGCCTACGGTGACTGGATATACAAGAACGTAGCGGGTTTGAAGGCGCATCTCCTTGCGGAGAAGATATTCAAATCTACTGCTGAAGGTGTAGAAATTGACGAAGAGGAGGTGGATATCATAAGACGCTCTACTCCCATGCTGTCCGGTTTGCTGGCTGATTCTTTGAATGATTATTTAGATAAAAAGGAGGAACAACATGAAAAAGGTATATTGTAACAACCTTCTAGCAAAGTTACTGCTTGCGTTCAGTTCTTGCCATACGATTACAATCGGTCCGTTTGTTTTAAGCAAGCGACCGGAAGAGAAAATCACTCAGAAAGTGAGAAACCATGAGTGTACCCACGCCCGTCAATGGGTTGAGATGGCAGTTGCCACCGGTACAGTTATCTGGATCTTGCTGTTGTGTTTTGACCTTTCCGCCTGGTGGCTGGTACTGGCCGGGCTGGCATTCTATCTCTGGTATGGTGTGGAGTGGCTGGTCAGGGCGGTACGGTTGAAGGATGCCGGCAGGGCGTATAAGACGGTATCGTTTGAGAGGGAGGCATATTCCAACGAGGATGATCCGAATTATATTGAGAACAGTAATTATTTTGCATGGGTGAAGTATTTGTTTTAATTTTAAAATTTGCATTATGGATTTGAATAATATAGTTGGCTTTAAAGCTGTGGATAAAAACGGCAACGAACGACAGGTGACCGTCGATGAGATGACAGAATTAGTTTCCGCACGGATTGTTTCCGCTGCATCAGAAATATCAACATTTGCTGCCGCTGCGGCAGCCGGAACAGATGAGTTTGAGGACCAGTTGCCCCAATCCGATACCTTCTCTTGGCTCCGTACTTTGGATGGTTCCAAGAATCCTACTTTGACGTCTTCAACGGCTGCCGCGAAAGTCCTGGGAGAACTGATGAAGTTTTTCCCGATAAAAGGGGGTATAGAGCCCGGTAC